ACTTCTAATAACTCTTGTGCAATCATGCCGTAAGTTTGATGCGAACCATCAGCTTTCCAATCAAATGAACGAACTTTAATTTGGTTGATGTTTCCATCAGGAGCGTCAACAATGTTTGTTTTAAGACGTTGGTCTGATGATGTGTTGTATAAAACACCTGTTGTGCCGTTTTGGGTAATAGAACCTATTCCAGCAGAGTTGTAACCAAAAGCAATATAAGCACTACCACTTGATGTGCCACTTGCATGATTTACGGATTCATAACCAGCAGGTTCAAAAATAATACCTTGTGAAGCATAACCAACACCTGCACTTGTACATCCTATCAGTAAGTTACCACTAGAGTCTATACGAGCGGCTTCTGAGCCATTTGTATTAAACTTTAATGGCCCATAAGAACCACTACCATAGTAACTAACGCTTAGAGTTACACCATTAGAACCTGTGTTGTTTGGAACAATATCTAAAAAAGAACCTGCTGTTCTAGTACCAGAAATACGAGCAGTTCCTCCAACAACATTAAACAATGTGTCAGCAGACGTAGCGCCAATAACCAAGTTACCACTATTATCTAGTGTCATTGCTTGGGTAAAAAATATAGCGTTACCTGCTGTGCCTGATGGGGCTACAAACCATTGATGTACACCAGCAGTTTGAATATATTGAGACGCAGCAGCAGATACAGAATTTATGTATTTCCATCCTGAACTGTAATAAGCGTTTGCTATTACACCAGTTTCGTTATAACCATAACCATAAACACTTGCATTTTTAATTTGCAATGCAGTAACAGTATTCCAAGCACTAGGAGTAACTCCTAATCCTAAGTTACCACTAGCATCCAGACGCATGTATTCAGAATTAAGGCCACTTGAATTATCGCTTTGCGCAACTCCAAATGCCATGTAACCATTACTAGCACTTGCTCCGCCACGACCAAAAGCTAAATATAAATTACCAGATGTATTTCCTGAGCCACTACCATCACCAGCTCTAACTGTTAAATTCCCACCATTTCCACTTGTAGTAGCATAATCAACACCAATAACAGCAGATGTTCTTTCAGGAATACTAATATTGCCGTTTACAGTTAAAGATGCGGTAGGACTACTTGTACCTATACCTAGATAGCCTGCGCTTGTGAGGCGCATCTTTTCTGAATTAGCAATATTGAATTGAACAACACCACTTGATGGGCCATTTATAACAGTAGTTGAGCTATCACCATACAAAGAAAAATTAGAAGCTGATGCGGCACTACTTGAAAATGCAAAAAATTTACCAGAACCAGCATTTATACTTCCACTTGTATAAAAATTCGTTCCATCAAACGTCAACGCAGACCCAGTAGCCAAAGCACTTGTACTAGACGCATACACCACACCATTTGCTGTATACGGGGCTGTTATGTTTGCGGCAGTACTTTGCGTTGTTCCATCAGGAAACGTGACTGCTGGATTTGTTCCACCAAGTGTTAAGCTCATGATGTGATTCCTACTTTAGCGTTAAGGGCTTGTACTTGTGCTGATAGTTCTTGAATGGCTGAAGTCAATGTAGCCACAAGGAATGATGTGTCAATGCTTTGGTAGTCTGGTTTTCCTTCTGCATCGACTGCATCTTTTTCGCCAACAACACAATCAGGGACAATTGCTTGCAATTCGTGGGCAATAAATCCTTGACCTTGTTTTTTATCGGAAATCCAATCATATGTCACTGGACGTAATTGTTTAACTTTATCCAAAGCCCCAACCATAGGTTGTATATTTTCTTTTAAACGATAGTCTGAAACACTCAAATAGGATGTTGTTGTTCCATTGATGTTAATTCGACCAGCAAGTGTTGATGTTGATGTGTAAAAAGATAATGCGTCACATGAACCAGCAGTTACAACATAAGAACAAATGTTTCCGCCTGATGTGAAGTTAACTTGTGAACTATTAGATGCAGTTGTTGTATTTACATAAAATTTACCACTAGAGTCTATACGCATCCGTTCTGATGGAGTTGTTGAATTTGAACTGGTGCTAAAAACTAAATTACCATTGATGTTTGTTGAAGATGAACCTTGTGATGAAACCAAATCAAGCCTTGCCGCTTCAGTTGTAACACCTGTATAACCCTGCCCAAGAAAAGAAATCCTAGCATTGTTCGTTGGGGTCGCACCTGATTGATTGCCTGCAATTGAAAGTGTAGTAGGGCCATTGGTAAGAACGCTATCATCTTCAAGAGTTAAAGCAGAACGTTGAGTGACAGTATAACTTCCAGAGTTTCCTGTATTGCGTACATAAACACGAGAAGAGCCTGCACTTGTACTCCCCACTAACAAATTACCAGAGGTGTCAAGACGCATTTTTTCTGTATTGTTTGTAAGAAACAATAAATTAGTACTTGTTTGTGTACCAATTAAAGAATCATAAGCACCTGTAACGCTTAATACTGGCCCATTACCAATACTATTTTGATTACCAAGAATAAAAGTGCCACCTGTATTTGCAATGATTTGATACAAACCAGATGTACCACCTCCATTCATTGTAAATAGTTGTCCTGTACCTGAAACATTTAATGGCCCAGCAGGACTACTAGTACCAATCCCTACATTACCACCCGTAACCGTAACAGCTACTGTACCGTTATTCTGTAGTTGGAGCACTCCTGATGTATCGGCACTGGTAATTAAACCTGAACTCGTTGAAGCATTGATTATGCTTGCCATGTTATACCCCTACTTTCGTTTGCAATGCAGTTATTGTTGCTTGCATAGATGTGATTGTTTCTGCTTGTGTTGTAACAAGGGTGTTCAGTTCTTGGATGGCTTTGACCAAAGTGGGTATCATGTCACCCATTTTTAAGCCGAGTTTTGTTTCTGTTTCGTTGTATTTAAAAGGTGCAACAAGATCAGGCAAAACTTGTTCAACTTCTTGTGCAATAAATCCTGCAACATTTAAAGCGTCACCGTTAATCCAATCAAACCTACGAGGTTGCAATGCAAGAACTTGTGCTAAACCTGTTTCTAATGTCTTGATGTTTGTCTTTAGACTTTCATCGGAAATGGCAGTAATAGATGTGCTTGTGGCAAAAATTGTTCCTGCTGCGTTTACATAAAAACGATATGCACTTGCGCCTGTTGAGTAATATTGAAGTGCAGACGATGAACTGTCAGATGCAGATGTAGTAATAGCCAATACAGGTTTATTTGCTCCATCGTTAGCAGGAAGCAATTTAATACCTGCACCAGAAGAAACGCTATTACTTGTAGTTCCCACTAACAAGTTACCACTAGTGTCTATACGAGCTTTTTCATTACCACCAATTACAAATAAAAGTTGTGAACCAGAAATACCTAAAGGTTGGTATGCTGAACCACCCCTATCATACGCTTGAACAATTCCTTGATTAAGAGATGGCAAATAAGGAGTTGATGCTGTATAAATAATCTCAACACCAGCACCACTTGAACTAATTGAAGCACCTTGTGCTCTAATTATTCCAGATGCATCTAAAGAACAAGCAGGACTACTTGTACCTATACCTAGATAGCCTGATGTGGTCAGGCGCATATATTCTGAACCATTGGCATTAAATGTCAAAGAATTGTTGCTTCTAGTTCCAACATAACCAACACCACTATATGTGCCAAGCTCTGTAACAATCGTTCCATTTGATGCTTGGACAAATCCTGATGTAGAACCTTTGGCAGTAATTACAGAATAACCCGCACCAAAAGATGTGGGTGTAGCCCCTACCGCTAAATTTGTACCATCAAATTGAAGTGCAGACCCAGTAGCCAAAGCACTTGTACTTGTAGCGTATGCTACTCCGTTGGTCGTATAGCCTGATCCTGATGTCTGTAATGTTCCTCCAGTTGAAGGTAGCGTACAGGTCACCGTCACTGCATCTGTAGGTGTTATTGTGGTGCTTCCACTCGTTGCGCCATTCAGTACGACTGATCCCATTTTTAATCCTTTAGTATTAGAGTACGACCCACCTAGAGCCGCTAGGAACCGTTACGGATACACCGCTTGAAAGCGTGACTGGCCCAGCAGACATTGCAGAAGATCCACTTGGTATGGAATACGATGCAGAAACCGTCTGACTGTTAACATGCAATCCATTGGATGCAACAACTTCTGCTCCAGTCAATACATTGGGCGTAGTTACATTTCCCGCTGTACTGATTGTTAAAGCATCAGAAGTTGTTCCCGTACTACCTGAATTTACAACAAAGTGAATCGCATTGGATCCAAATGTCGTAATAGCTAAATCAGATCCAACTGATTCCACAAAGTTGGTATTTGCCGCATTGGCAGAATTGTTTCCATATCCAGCCGCAGTATAACTATAAGTGGAACTGTTTGTTCCCATTTCCATGTAAACATTTGAATAGTTATTTGCAGTAGTTACAAAAGAAGAATAAGAAGTATTGCCACCATTGTTGTTTTGAAGAACAACATTTGACCAAGTTGTATCGGCTCCATAGAATGTGGCTAATTGACCTGTAGTAGATACACTGTATCCACCAGTTCCAACATTCAATGTACCAATTGTGGTAGTGGTATTTGAAACATAAGTGGGAATATTTACATTACCGTTAGCGTCTTGATTAACAGACTTTTCAGCAGGATAAGTGACAAATACCGTAACCGTACCGCTGAAAGTAACCGCTGATCCAGAGTTACTGCTCGATAAAATCGTTGTGCGATTGAGGGTCGGGCCGCTTGAAGAATACGTACCAAGACCTACTTCCCAGTTTCCTGTTGTGTCTGTGGCAGCATAATACGTTGTGTTTCCGTTTGTGATGACGGAAAAACTTTGATAGCCCGTTACGGCTGAGCCCAGCGTAAAGCTAACAGTCGTATTGGCTGTTGCGGTGACCTGGACTCTATCAGCGACTTGAAGAGCCATTTAAGACTCCTTAAGAAGTTGCAGTTGTACTGTACGTAACCGATACGGTATCGCCCGAGGTTACAGTCTTGGCTGTACTAAAACTACCTTCTGAATACAAAACACCTGCCGTGTTGTTGAATGTACTAGAAGCTCCAGTACCCAAAACCAAGAAACAACCTGATACTGTTCCTCCAGCGCCAGTGATCGTATACGTCACCGCACTAGCTGTGCTCGATGTGATATTGGCTGGCGTAGCACCTGTCGATGTCGATGAAGCAAATGAAGCCGTACCACGAACCGCTGTACTGCTTGGTGTACTAGTGTAATTGGTAAACTCATAGGTGGATGTTCCTACGCCAGCTCCTCCTGTACCATTCGTACTGGTTAACAATGTGTCTGTGGCCGCATAAGTAAACGTACCCTTGGTCAATCCCAAATAAGGTCCTGTCACAGAGTAAGAGCTACCCTTCATCAAAGTGTCCAACATCAACTGTTTGCCAGGGGCTAAAACCAAATTGGGAAACTCTTCTTCCCACTTGATATTGCCGTCCTTGTCTCGGCACACAATGTGATACCAACCCTCGATACCCATACATTGTGGTACGTCTACTTTGGATTGAATGGTCATTTGGGCTTGATCGCCAAAATTTGAAAGTTCGTTTGTCATAGTGATTCCTTAATCTCCTGAGCTTACAACATTAGCGTCAGTATAACTACTGACTGTCAAAATAGCAGACGAATAAGTCGCAGCTGGGAACGTCACCGTGAAGCTGTTACTACAAATTTTGTCTGATCCAAAATTCAACACGAAACAAGCAGCTTTCGTTACATAATTGTATACCAAAGCCCCTCTACAAGTAAATGATGCAGGGTTCCAAACTGCATTCTGAAACGACACATATGTCGTGTTGTATTGATTATTGATCGTGGGTGGCGTTGATATCACCAAAGGAATTCCGCCAGCTGTATAACCTGTTCCTACCACCTCATTCACCGTTGTATAAGCCGTTGTCGTTGCATTCAAATTGGCGTTGGCGTTATACAAAGCAATGTAATAAGTTCCAGAGGTAAAGTTCTCATTACCATTCAATAGGTTCTGCTGGAAAATATTACATGCGGTTTGGACAATCATTTAAATCTCAAAGTTTGTTGTAGGTCAAACGAGTCTGACCATTGCGATAAGCATCACCACGCTCAAGGCCATCACCAAGACGTTTCAGCTGATTGATCGCTTCATTGTACTTGTCTTCGTATTCTTTAATGACTTCCACTTCCTGCTTTTGGAATATCATGGCTTCTCTCATTGCACCATAAAACAAAACAGGATCGTAGTTGTCACCCAGCCAGCTGGTTCCTCGTGCATTTGTCAAAGCTGTAATGCTGATCTGAAATCCAGTTCCAGAACCACCGCCAATCGTGGTGGTGTTGGCACTCAAAACATCACCAACTACGTAAAAATTACCGCCATTGGTGATCGTAACCGATGTGATCGTATTGCCCGATCCAACCACAATCGTTGCAATAGCACCTGTTCCAGAACCACCTGTTAAATAAACATCCTGGTAGGTTCCAGTTACATATGCCGATCCAGCATTGATGATGTTGAACGTGCTGATTTGGCCTTGAACAATAGTTGGTGGATAGTAGAAATAATGCAGCTCTACCGCATAATTTTGGTCTGGAGTTGGACCCAATATCATAGACAACTCATTGATATTGGAATACTGACTACCAAAAAGCGCATAGTAATAAGGCAACCCAATTGACGTTGTCGGATTGGGATACGATTGCCTGATTAAATTCACATCTTTGTTGAGCAAATAATTGTAATTGCCAGATGAATCAATCACAGCCAATGAATAAGTCGATAAATAATCATTTGGCAAAGACAAATACATATTGCCAGATGTGACCGATCCCGTGACATTCTTACGCAACGCTGGCAATTGAACCGTGTTATAGATGCGCTCTTCCGCCTCCATAACAAATAGAGGAATATTCGCTACAAAGAGTGACTCTGTAGTCTCAGAATAATCCTGTATGGCTTGCCATAATTGCTGATAGTTCACGCCATCGGTCCTCTAGACATGCGTCCCTTTGTAGCCGCTCCAGCACCACGCATCTCAATGCCTGATGTCTTCTCTTCAGATACACCGTAGCTCACGCCATTGGACAATGGATCAGTGATACGTGCATCTTTGACAGACTTCTCACGGCCATATGGAATTGCATCCATCTCAGATTGGAAACTCTGCACAGTGATCTTCTTGCCACTCATGGTGTGAGGAGCTGCATATTCGCTGGCTGGACCATTGGTCTTGCCCATGCCATGATGAATGGCAGGACTATTTTTCTT